GAGATCGCGCTGTAATACTCGTCGCCCAGCTGGGTGGCCCGGTCCTGGAGTTGTCCGTACACCGTTTCGATGCCGCTGAAATCGACGTCGGTATTGTCGCCCACCAGGATCGTGACCGCCGCGGACGCCTCATAATGGCTGTCCTCCAGGTATTCCTGGACGCTTTTGTAAACGCCCGTTAGGTCCTCCTTGTAGGTGCTCAATTCGTCCTTGTCCAACTCCAGGCCCAAGCTGATTTTCCAATTTATCTTGTCCATGCCGGACGCGTAGGACTGGATGCTTTGGTATGCCGCCGCTGCTTTGCTCTGGGCCGACGTAAAGCTGGACGTCGCCGTCGCGTCCCCGATATCCAGCAAGGTGGCCGCAATGTCGGCGATCTCCTCCGCTGTCAGCTTCAGCTGTCCAAAATGGTCGGCCATGTTCTGGGTCACTTCCTCGCTGTACAACTCCGCGAATTCCTCCGCCGTGACGTTTGTGTCCGCCAGCGCGTCCTTCAGCGCCTGGCTTTCATACTTGGCCTGTTCCTCTGCCAGCGCCAGCGCCGCGGCCGCCTCCTCCGCCTCCTCGATCTTTTGGGTGTAGTCCGACTTGATCCGGTTCCCGGCATACCAGCCGGCAAGCCCTCCGATGCCCGCGCCGATCAAGGTGCCGACGCCCGGCAGGAACGCGGTTCCGATGGCTGCACCCAGGCCCACGCCGACGCCCTTGAAACCCGCAGAACGCTTCAGCGCCTTCTTTTCCTCCTCGTCGTCGGTTTGGGATGCGTTGTAGGCGTCCTTGAATGCGCTGACCAGGGTGGCTACCCCGGCCGCGCCTCCGGCGACACTTCCCGCGCCAGCTAAAGCCGCCCCGTTTAACGTGGTGAATGCGGCCGCGCTCTTTGAGCCTAGGCTGGTTGCCAACGTCGCAAGCCCGGTCTTAATGGCTCCGCCGGTACCCGCAAGCGTTACTCCGTTCTTCAGGGTGGTGGTTGACGCCCCTGATAGGGCCGCCGTGATCCCACTGGACGCCTGGCCGAGCCCGTTCCCGCTCACGATGACCGTGCCGGCTGTGACCGTCATGGTGCTGGTGGTGTATGCGGCTGTGATGCTCCCGGTGCCGCCGCCGAGCAGACTGGAAATGCTGCTGAAAATACTCTTACCGTTCTGGAACGCGCTTGCCATTCCGCCCAGCAGTTTGCCGCCGGCGATCACGCCGGCCGCGGCCACGATACCCTTGTGATCGCTGGCCCATTCTTTGATTGCTTCTGTGATTTGGTCGGTGTCAAATCCATCCTTGAAACCCTGAATGAAACTTGCCCCGATGCTCTTGCCGTCCTCGACGGCGCCCGATGCGTCAAAACCGAGGATGGCCAGGAGGCCGGATGCGATACCGCTGCCCAGCGTCTCACCAAATCCGGCGACTTTCTTGACGAGCCACGGTCTCCCGGTGCTGTCCCACCAATCGGAGAACGGCTCCGCCACGATCTTGTCCCACGCGATGGAGATTTTCCCCCAGATGTCCGCGTTGGCCCATTCGTCGGACGAGGTAAACTCCCCGATGGTGTCCTTTAACTGTGCGATCTTGTCGTCCACCCGGTCCATGACGCCGCTGAGTGCCTCCTCGACCACGGGCATTTTGGTCGTGAGCCAATCGGCAAATTGCCGGATGTACGGCGCCAGCCGCGACCCCAGCGAAATTTTGACGCCGTCGACCGCCGACTGGAGCAGGGTCAGCGACCCGCTCAAATTGTCCTGCATGGTTTCGGCCATGGCCTCCGCTGCGCCGTCTGCGTTGTAAATGGCGTCGGCCAGGCTGTTGTAATCCTCCTCGGACGTGTTCAAAATGGCCAGGAAGCCCTTCTGGGCCTCTGTTCCGGCCACGGTGTTCGCCAGCGCGGATTTCTGCTCGGCGGTCATGTTGGCGGTTGCTTTTCGCAATTCGGTCATCACGTCGCCCAGGCTCCGGGCGCTGCCGTCGCTGTTGTAAAACTCCACGCCCAGCGCGGAGATGGCGTCCGCCGCTCCGCTGGTGTTGGTGGATAGGCGGGTCAAAATGCTGTTGAGGGCTGTGCCGGACATGGTTCCCTTGATGCCCTGGTTTGCCATGAGGCCGGTGGCCAGTGCTACGTCCTCGATGCTGTACGACAATGCGCCGGCCATGGAGCCCACATACTGGAATGTCTCACCCATGCCGGAGACGGTGGTGTTGGAATTGGACGCCGCCGCGGCCAAAACGTCGGAGAAATGGGTGGCGTTTGCCACGCCGTCCGCCGTGTACCCGTCTGCCGCCAGGCCAAATGCCGTCATGGCGTCGGTGACGATGTCGGACACGGTGGCCAGATCCTCACCGGATGCCGCGGCCAAGTTCATGACGCCGGATAGCGACGTCATCATGTCCTCGGTTTTCCAACCTGCCATTGCCATGTAGGTCAGGGCCTCCGCCGATTCGGTGGCCGTGAATTTGGTGGTCGATCCCATTTCCTCCGCCAGGGCGGTCAGGCTCTCCATTTCTTCGGCGGTGGCGCCTGAAATGGCTTTGACCTGGGACATGGTGCTTTCAAACCCGGAATAGGTCTCGATGGTGTCCTTCACGCTGATTGATACGCCGAGGATCGCCCCGGCCTGCACCAATGGGTTTTTCAATAGATTCAAAATCGAGTTAAACGGTGCCGTGAACGTGTCCTTGATGCCGACGGCGATGTTCCACGCCTTTCCGACCGCGCCGCTCAGCTTGCTCTCCACGGTCGAAATGATCGTGGTCGCCTTGTCCACCGCGTTCAGCGTCATGCTCCACTTGGAGCCGGTCATTTTGGTCAGCCGGCTCTGTGTCTGCTGGAGAATATCGTCGAATGCGCTGACCTTTTTTGAGGCCGATGATAGCCCGCTGCCGGTCTTGTCCTCGACGGTCAACTCCTCGGTGATACGGTAGGTTTCCTGCACTTAATCCGCCTCCCTCTGCCGCTTGCTCTCGTTTTCCAACGTGACCATCATGGAGGCAAGGCAGAACGCCCGGACGCCGTGCGGCGCGTTCCAGATCACGTCCGGCATGATGCCGGTACGCTGGAATATCTGGTGCAGCAGCGTCGCGTGGCCCCCTGCCTTGATTAGTTTTTTGATACTTCTTCCTCGGTCATCTCATAACCGCTGATGGAGTCCAGCCTCTCACACACGGCGTTCTTTTCGCCGGCCTTCAGCAAGCTGTCAACGGCCTCGAGGCCGGTAGCCAGGTCTTTGGCTCTCCACAACTGCTTGTTGTCCCAAATCTTGGCCCGGTCCGCCGGTACGGTGGCCTCGTAGATCAACATGCACCGGTAGCGCACGGTGTCCACTTCCTCCGGGATGCGGACGCCGCCCTGGGCCCGATTCTTGGCGTACTTGGTGCATTTTTTTCTGCACCGGTTAAAATCCTCCTCACTGAGGGGGTGGATACGGAACGAAAACAGATCCTTGCCCTTGCGGTTAATGACGATCTCGACGGTCTCGTCATCGTCGTCCTTGTAATTGGCCGCGGCCAGCAGGCCGTCCAGCAAATTGTCCTCATTGGCGCGGGTGGCCGCCTGGGCCTCCTCTGCGTTGAGCTCGACCTCGGTTTCATCGTCCATGGGTGCCAGTCCGGCTGTAACTTTTGCGCTCATATTTACCTCCAAATATTCGATGGTGGGGCCGCGTCACGCGGCGCGGCCCCGGTCGTTGGTTGATGTGCTCCGCCTTACGACGTGGACAGCTGGAGCAGGCTCTGGAGCTCGGGGGGATCGTTGACGGCCATGTTCCACGCCCGCTTGATGGTGTCGCCGATGGTGACGTTCTGCAGGTCGATGTTGCCGTCGGGCACGACGCCCCGGTAGTTCATGCGCTGCTCGCTGCCATTGCGGCCATACAGCACGCCCTGGAATGTCCAGTCAGGCTGCTGGCCGGTGCTCATCATGTCAAACACGTCGGAAATGAGGTCGTCATCCTCGACGATGACCTGTGACATGGTCAGGGTGACCTTGTAGGACGACAAAACGCTGTGTTCCTGCGCGTCGCCCAGGGGCTGATACGACGCGTTGGTGACGTTGACCTGGGCCTGGTAGCTCTCCACGGTGGCCAGCATTTTGCCGTCGCCGTCGTAGATAACTCCGTCCTTGCCCGTGAGGGCGTAGCGGGTATCCTGGGGGCCTCTGTTGTTATACATGCTCTAGTCCTCCTTCCTTACTCCGCGGCATACCGGAAACGGTAGGCCAGGTAGATCTTCTCCATGCTGTCGATGTCGTCGACCTCGATGATGAACCAGGCGCTATCACCCTGGGCCGGGTTGGTCTCGTCCTCGTAGGCGTCGCCCTGGATCAGCTTCTTTTCGCCCACCATGCGGGAAATGATGCCCTTAATGGTGGCGATGATGGTGGCGCGGCCGTCGGCGTCGTTGTTGATGTTGCCGACCAGCGCGTCCAGGCTGTCCGCGACACGCTGCTGGAGCTCAAACCGGGTCTTGACGCGCCTGATCTTCTTCCAGCCCTCGTCCAGGTTTCCGTCGCACGTGACCAGGGTGTTGATGCCCTGCTCGATCCAAACCTGGCCAGAGGAATTGGTGGTCAAAACCAGGCAGCCGCGCTGCAACGCCGTTTCGATCTCGCTGGGCGTCAGGGTCTCATGGAGGGAGGCATACCCGGAAATGACGGTATGCGTCAGCGACTGGTTGGACGCCACGGACGCGATCATGCCGCCGATGCGGGCGGCATTGCGCCAGCCGTCATACACGACGCCGGCGGAGCTCTCCGCGGAATTGAGAACGAAAACGATCTTCTCGTCGTTGTACGCGGCGGAATGGGTCATGCGGGTGTCCAGCGCGACGCTCTTGGGCTCCGACAGGCACGCGATGGCATAATACCCGTTGGCGTAGATGCGGTCGATAAACGCCTGCACCAACGCATGGACGGCCACGTCCTCGGTGTCCACACAAAGGCAGTTGCCAAACGTGCTGTAAAGGGCCTCCAGGCCCGCGCTGTACTCGGTGGTGGTGACGTTGGGCTGGGTGCCGGGCGTCATGGCCGTCTGGGTGCATGTGGCCAGTACGCCGCTGCCGTCGCCCTTCTTGGTGGCGATAAA